CATTTTAATTAAGATAGGGGTGGTCTTCGGACCACCTCTTTCTACTAAACAGGAGTTTTAAATGGAAAAAAAGACTATGAAAGTTATCTCAGCAACAGATTTATATGTATCACTAAAAACTGGTGATGCTGTTCGTTTATACGCAGGAGAAGCAAGAGAATTTCCAGAGTATATTGGATATGCTTGTATACAAGCTGGGGCTAAAGAAGTAAGAGAAGAGCCCAAAGCTAAACCAGTGGAGGTTGTTGAAGAAGCTGTTATAGAAGAAACTACAGTAATAACAAAAACAAAACCAAAAGCTAAAACAACTAAGAAAAAATAGATGGCAGGAACGTTACAAGCACAACATATATTATCCAGAGTACGTAACATACTACAGGACAATACTGGTGTGCGTTGGACAGACGGCGAGATGTTTGACTATTTAAGCGACGGACAAAGAGAAATTGCTAATTTTAGACCTGATGCTACTGCTACGCATGCAAATGTACAATTAGCTACTGGTACAGAACAAACAATACCTGCGGATGGACTAAGACTTCTTAGTGTATCTAGGAATATGTCTGGTACTGCTGTAAATGCTACTGGTGCTAGGGCTATTTCAAAAGTAAATTTAGATGTGTTGAATAGCGAAGAGCCAAGCTGGCACGACCCTACTGTTACAGGTAAGGCTACTCATGGCACTATAGTTAAACATTACATATTTGATGAGCGAGATCCACGTAAGTACTATGTGTATCCCGGAGTTGCTGGTAATGCTTATGTAGAAGTTATATATTCTAAAAATCCTACGAGTATTGGAGCAAATACTGATTTAATACAAGTAGATGATATTTTTGCAAACGCGCTTATAAATTTTGTTTTGTATAGAGCATATTTAAAAGACGCTGAGTTTGCAGGTAACCAACAACGTTCTGGAACTCATTATCAATTATTTTTTCAAAGTCTAAACTTTTCAAAAGCTACAACTTTAAACGAAGCACCACAACAGGAGGCTAGACTTGGCTAGTTTTGAATCATTAGTAAAAGAAGTTGCTCCTTACGTACCGGGATGTTCTGAATCTTTAATAGAAACTAACCTACGTTCTGCAACTATAGAACTTTGTGAAAAAAGCAGAGCTTATACTTATGACCTAGACCCGATAACTACCATATCAGGAGTTTATGAGTATGAGTTTGACCAACCAAGTGGTACAGACGTACACCAAATACAGTGGGCTACTTATGATGGTAATGATTTAGATCCCATAAGCCCAAGAAGTTTAGAGTTAAACTACCCCGACTGGAGAGATAAGTCTGGTATACCAACAGTATATCTACAAAAAACAGCTGATACTTTTTGGTTAGTACCAGTACCGAATGCAAAAACTGTAAATGGGCTATTGTTGAATGTGGCTCTTAAACCAACTAGAACTACTAACAGTATAGACACAGAATTTAGTAATACTTATCGTGACGGTATTTTATATGGCACGATTTATAGATTATTAAGAATACCGGGCAAAGAATGGACTGACCCAATGGCTGCCGCAGACTATTTTAATTTGTTTCAGGCTGAAGTATCTGATGCAGAATTAAGAGGAAGAGGTGGTAATATTGGTGTTAAAAGAACAGTCAAATATAAAAGCGCCGGTTTGTCACCAAGGAAAAGGTATGGACGATATGGAAAGGAGCTCGACTATTAGAGGAGTAGTATTTGATGCTATTCCACCACAACAAATACGAGCTGCTTATAACATAATAGAGAAAGATCTACAGAAAGTAATAAGTAGATCATACTCAGACTGGATACCAGCAGATGTGTATTCGGCATTACGTAACGGGACCTCTGAATTGGTCGTTGCGTATAAAGATGAACAGTATGCTGGGTTTTTAGTTTTGTCTATACTGAATGAGTTTGGTGGCGAAAAAAAGCTATTTGTTTGGGTAGCATATGCGAATCCCGAGTATAATGTAGCAGAAGAGACGTTTGATTTTTTAGATAGAGTAGCTAAAAATTCAAATTTAGTCGCGATAGAATTTGATTCAAGTCGCTCTGGTTGGATGAGAGTGGCAAAACAGCAAGGATATAGAGCTATAACAACGACATATAGAAAAGAGGTTTAAATGTCTAAAGGACCAAAACAAGAGAACTTTCAAGTAAGTGATTCTACTAAAACTTTGGCTTCCTTGTATAAGGACCAAAAACAAACGTGGAGACAGGTCTGGAGTCCTATAATGGAGGATAGATTACGTCAAGCCGCAGAAAAAAACACAGCTTCTGTAGTTAGAGGTAGGGCTGCTAAATCCGTTATGGATGCTTTTCAAAGAGCGAACATGTCACCATATGGGCTTGCAACAAATGTAAATGCTGCTGCAGATTTAGCTATTGGCTCTGTAAAACAACTACAAGAAGCGAACAGAAGAGTACTAGCGTTAGGTAATAAAGCACAAACTGATGCGTTAAAAACTGCAAAAGGTTTTTCCGCTATTGGAGGAAGTGCTTTAGCTGCAGCTTCTAGATTTGATGACTCTGCAATTAACGCACAAAATGCTGCAGATATGAAGGTAAACACCGCACGTTCGGGTATAACTGCCTCAGTTGCAAAAGCTGCAGGTAGTGTTGCAGGTGGGTTTGCTCTGAACTCTATGTTACCAAAACAAGATAACTTTAACATAGGGTCAATGCCTGCTTTTTATAATCAACCCGGCGCTAATACATTTTTTAACCAAAACAATAGCGCGTTCAATCTCAATCCATAGAGGTATAGATGTTTTATACAGGTAGTGCATGGGGAGACATAAGTAGAACACTTGGTGAACTCTATGGTGGAGGTGGTTTTGGTACTATTGATTTCTCAGGTATGAATTTAGGTACAACTACCGTTAAATCTCCCGCTGTTGTTGACTCTGGTATTGGTCCGGGTCAAGGTTTAGCTAGAACTAACGAACAAATAAAAGAAGCAGAAGAAACTGCAAAAGAAATAGGGACGTTAGAATTTAAAAAAACTAATTTTGACGCTGATGCCTTACCAGAAGTAGCAGATCCAGATAAACTTTTTGCAGAAGAAGCCAAAAAAGATTATGAGTTAGAAGTAGGTTTAACAAGAGAATTTGAAAAAGACTTAGTCAAAAAAACAAAAGACCAAGCTTTAATAGATACTGCATTAGATGATATTGCAGTACAACAGAACTTAGCACAGGGTATAGTAGATCGTTCTAGGTCTAGATACGGTGTAGCTACTACAGGAGCTTTTAATTTAGAACAGCGTAGAGCAACCGATAGAGGAAGAGTTAATATTGCTGCTGATGCTTTAAACAACGCTAGAATATCTCAGGATGAACAGAACACCGCGTTGTTAAATGAACTTTCAAATATATCTAATACGATTAATAAACAGATAACTCAGATGGGTTCTTCTGCGGCACTTGCAACCACTAATATGGAAAACTCATATAAAGCGGCTAAAGCTCAACACAAATCAAACAAATATGGAATTATTGGTTCCTTCATAGGAGCACTGTAATGAGCCCAAATGCTTTTCTTAGCTTTCTTATAAAAAAAGACGACATATTAGCTAAGAATGAACTTATTCGTAAACAAGAAGAATACAGGAATGCTTTAGTTAGACACCAGTCTTCTGGAAGAAACCTAGCATTATTTCAAAACGAGTTAATTTTAAATGAAAACAAAATTAGAGATGCTTATGCAGGGGACGCTGGGTTCCAAGAACAATTTGATGAGTTTAAAAACATGGGTTTCAGTAGAAACCTTAATATGGATTTTTTTGAAAAAGTAGCTAGAGAAGATTTAATTGGCATGGACTTTGCCCAATTCTCCGATTATGTTGGTTTTACTCAAGCTGCTACTGGTAGTGCGGGCAATAGAGGTGTTGAATTAAGAAAGAATGAAAATGGTAATTACTCTCCCGTTCTACTAAACATGCAAGGGGGTGTAGATGGAGAAAGTCAAGTTATAGCTCCTATTACTGAAGACGCAAAACCTTTCCAATTTGGTGGTATAGCTTTAGAAGTTTCTCCAGACTCTATGGGGTATTTTCTTGGTGGTTATTTAAGAAAGTTAGGTGAAACTACTTTTGATTCAAATCAAAGAAGATTTACCACTATGCAAGACCTTAGACAGTTTGATGCGGCTAGGACAGGGCGTACCAATATAGGGGATTTAACAAATACTGATAGGGGTAATGCTCCAGAAGATTTAACACCCGGGCCCCTACTTTCAAAAGTAATCAATGAGGAAAGAAGCTTAAAAGACATGACTCCAGATGAGTTAGCAGCTATTGTAAACGACCCCTACTTTAGAGCAATAACCGAAGGGCAATCCATAAAAAGTATTGATGATTTAGGTGATATTTCTTCTATGGCAGATGAAGGGCTTTATTCTGGAGCAAATAGAAAAATTATAGAAAAAGCTTGGAGAGAGTTTGAA